TCTAATTATACTTCTTGTTGACAAAGAGTCAACCTTAAGGTATAATTATAATTGTAGACGTTGAAGCATTTGGAATAAACGTTGCGGACGTCGGGGCAGTACCGACCACCTCCACCATTTTATTACATGGTGGCTTATGTAATCCCTTCCGGGGGTGAAATAGGATCGACGGACGTGTAAAGAGATGTGGAGTTTATCCAGTTGGAACGAGGTAACGGCCAAGTTTTAAATGCAAACAAAAAAGCATTAGGATTTGCTGACTTAACAGTTAGCACTTCTGAATTGAGATTAGCGGCGTAATAACCAACAATTTCAGGGGCGGCCCCTGCCTTGCAACAGAAGTGGGGCACTTGAATTAAATAGTTTTATGTTTAAAATGGTGCTAGTTATGTGTATTTTGATGAACGGTGTTCCGGAATGTACGACATATTACGAAAACACCAAACAAACTTACCCAACACAACAGGTCTGTGAGCAGTCGGCCGGAGTTAAATTCTACGAGATGACAGATACTTTTATCCGAATGGACATACCATTTGAGAGTATTGTTATTGATTGTGAAAAGATCTAATTTTTTATTGAATACCAGACGCCTTTGCCTGTAACTCGGTGATTCTCACCAAATGCTTCTACAACTGATTTCTCAACTGTACCCCAATTATAGTCGTCCCCCATGGAATAGCCACCCGATTTGAGTTTGGGCAAGTAAGCTTCTATCTCGTTTTTAACAAATGGGTATGAGTGATCTGAATCGTGGAATATAAAGTCCATGCTGTTATTGGGTATTTGATCTATGATTGCAAGTGATCTGCCTTTTATTATGGTTATCCTATCTCCCCATTGTTGGGCGTTGTCTCTGAAATGACGCTCGTTCTTGTTGTGATCCCATGCTTGATTCTCGTTGGTGAATTCTTCAACCTTCAGTTTCCCATCCTTCCACCTAGGTTTCTTGTTGAACTGCCAATCGTACTCTGGATTGTCTGGTTGTTCTTCCCATGAGTCAACACAATACATCTTTACATCTGTTTCTCTCATCATGTAGAATGTAGTGACTCCTACCCAAACGCCCAGTTCTAGCCCTTGCTTCCAGTTGTTTTGCTTGGCGAATTTTGCTATTACTTTATATCTGTCCATGTGGTCTCCACTGTTTTGTGTTTGCCTCTAGTTCCTTTTTCATGATATATCAAACAGTTATTGTGCTGTTGTAAATCTGTTTCTGTCTTAACGTCATAGTGTCTTATCCACTCACCGTGTTTTAGAGTGTTGTAGGGCAATCCGTTAAAAGATTGTTTGATGCACAATTGATCAACCCCGATGGTATCTGTATTTTTCAACAAGTCTATCATTTTCTCTGCGGCTTGTTTGGCTTGCTCTCTACGACTGTGATGGAAGTTGCAAAAGGTTGCCATGTATCTTCCGTTATATACAGTAAATGCCATATCAGAACTTAATTGCTGTTGCTGAGTGCTGTTTGGCGTTTTTAACGCATAAGAATCTACATCTGCAACAGTCACTGATTGATTATCTAATAAATTGAATCCCAACAGTATAAACCTCTGTGCTTGACAGTAAGTTTCATATGAGTATTGCCATTTCAAAACTGCAGGATCAGTTGTGCAGTGCGTGTATGACAACTCTAGTTTGTCTAGTTTTTGTATTGATTCATCAGACGGATCGATTATGTGTACATGAATTGGTAACTGCCAGTGTTTTTTGTAGGTCTTGTAAAATCTAGGGAAGTACTGCTCAAAGTACTTGTTGTCACATGAGGTTAGTATAAATCTTTCATGTGTGGGCCAGTCGCCTATTACATCTGCAAACATGTTAACTTAATGTATTTGTTGATTCATTTAGATCTAACTCATTTGCCACAATAGCTCTATCATTGTCGTTCATGTTATTCAGTAGTGTATTACTTTGATCTTGTATAATTCTGTTGGCAGTTATTATTCCCAACTGTTCACAGCTTTTTGTTATGATTTGTTCTATGGAATAAAACTCATAGTCTTTAACGTCGATTCTATTATCTCGTGTAGCCTTTTTAGCCACAGCCGGAAAATCCAGATAGTCAGTTACATCAGGCAGTCCTCTGGATTGAAGTACTGCGTTAATTACACTTGACTTGTCAGAGTCAGTTGATATTTCATATATTGGATTTATATTCGACACATTAGTTTCGTAATCATTATAGTACTTTTGCCATGTTGTATTCTGTGAAACGTTGGTTAGTAAATCTCTCATGTCTTTGTTTTCGGCCAAGCCTGCAAGTGCATCGTTATTAGTGATTGTTTCTATGTATGTTCTCAAACTTATTATGTTAGAATTCTCTAGAGTCTGTTGTGTCACTATGCTGTTTCTGTCACTAATGAGCTGTGTTCTTCTTGAAGCATACTCACCTAATTGTAATGGTGAATCAAATGCTGTTGCTGTCATGGCCACTGCTGATGCAAATGTATTAAGTGTTTGTTGAAAGTCTGTGCTGTCGCCCACAACAGATGCTATAAAATTTTTTAGATCAGTTAATGCTGTTTGGTATTCTGTGTCCTGTGCTAGGTCACCTGCATTGATAAATGTTATTGCTTCTTTCATGCTTGTGAACACTGCTGTAAACATGTTGTTTAGTATGCCAAAGTGGTTGTTTACGCTTCTGCTTTTTGAAGAAGCTGGCACACCAAAAAGATCTGGAATGGTTGTCTGTAATGCATCTACTGTTTGCAGTGCTTCTATGAATGTGAATGTTTTAGTTTCTACACTTGCGTCAAACGGCATTATAGATCCGTCGAGTATTGTGTTGGTGTGTCGTATCATATCATTCAGGTAACGTCCTACATTGAGATATGCTATATTATTAATTGTGTTTTTTACATCATTCTTCTGTGAAGTACTTAAAACTGTGTTGTCTGTGATAGCAGTGTCTAGTTCTATAGATGCTACTACCCATCCTATCTTTAGTTCGTTGATTGCATTTTCCAATGCCTGATTGCTGAGGTTAGGATCCGAATCTATAAGTGATGTTAGACCTTTGTTAACTGTCATTGTTATCCTGCAAAAACACTATTAAAGTTTCCTGTTATCATCTTGTTAAAGTCGGCTGAATCACTTATTCTTGCAACTGGTATACCTTCTGCATACACTGAACGAGAACCTATGTTGACCTTGGCTGGGTGGGCCATACAACAACAACCTGGACACGGCAGACATTGAATTAAGTGTGGCATAAGCCTATCGAGCATCCTGCCAATTCTTTTACCACCGACCTTTACAGATCGTGCGGATGCTATAATTGGAACTACCTTGTCACACTTGTGACCTGTCGAGGCTAAACTTTTGTGTACACAAACAGATTTCATATACTAGTATTTATAGATACTAAAAACCGCTTGTATTATAGTTTGAATTTGCTGAATTGGCCTTTTTTAACATCCTGTTTGATGCCGCCAACTATGTATGACTCTACTTCTGTTTCCTGTGGTGCTACCTGCATACCTTTGCTTGATAACCAGTGCTGTGTCCATGGTAGAGGATTAGCTGATGCGGCCACGTCGTATATTGGATCAAATCCCAATGCTCTCAATCTCTTGTTTGCGATCCATTCTACATAGTTGCCCAACAGTTTCTCATTGAGTCCTATGATAGAACCATCTTTAAACAGGTACTTGGCCCATGCTTTTTCTTCTTCTACTGTGTTCTTGAACATCTGAATTACTTCTTTGTCTGTGCCTTTCATAGCTTTAGTCATCTCTGCGTCATCACCTTTTTGCCATGCTTTGATTATGTGTGTGGACAGGTTTAAGTGTGTTGCTTCATCTCTTGCTATCAGTGACAATAGTTTAGCAGAACCTTCCATAAGTTTAAGTTCACCAAATGCAAATGTACAAGCAAATGATATGTAGAATCTTAATCCTTCTAGTAGGTTAACTGTGACCATTGCAAGATACAATGCTCTTTTAAGTTCTATGATATCACCTTTTCCTTTTACTGTGTAGTCCAGCGCCATCTTGTTAAACTTGTCATAGTTCTCTGTGACAGTTTTAGCTCTCTTTAAAATTTCTTTGTCTTCTAGGATAGTGTCGAACACTTCTGCAGGATCACTGTAAACATTCTTCATGATATGCGTGTATGCTCTTGAGTGTATAGTTTCAAAGAAGTCCCATGTTACTATGCAACCTTCCAGTTCAGGATTTGAACAGTAGGGGAGGAATGCTAGTGATGGACCTCTGCCTTGCACACTGTCAAGCAGTGTTTGGTATTTCAAGTTACTTGTGAATATGTGTTTCTGTTCTGGTCTAAAGTTCATGAAGTCTGCTCTGTCTTTTTGCAAACTGACTTCTTCTGCTCTCCAGAAGTAACCTAGCATGGTTTGATTCAACTTGTCAAACTGTGGGTATTTAATATCGTCATAACGTTGGATAGCCATGTCCTCGCCAAAGAACATTGGTTGTTTCATCCAGTCAACTTTTGTTGTGTTAAAAACAGTTTTTGCCATTATATTGTACAGGCATCGCAGTCTTCGCCGTCGACGTCAGCGTCACTACTTATTAAAGTTTCGGGTAATTCTACATCCTCACCATCATCAGCATCGGCGTCTATTGTAGCACTTAATCCTGCTGGTTGTACATCTTCATCATCACCTTTGAAGTCGTATGTGTTTTGATAGTAAGATGTTTTCCAACCAAGTTTGTATGCTGTCAGCATGTCATTGGCCATAACTGATAGTGGTACTTCGTTGTTTTCAAAGTGTGTGGGATTGTAACTCCAATTGCCTGATATAGCCTGATCAAAGTACTTCTGCATCATAGCAACAACATTGATATATCCTGTGTTGTCTGGCATGTCCCATAGTAAAGTGTAATCATTTTTAAGTTTAGGGAATCCTGGTGCTATCTGCTTCAGAGGACCTTTCTTGCTTTTCTTGATGGCCATTAATGCTCTAGGTGGTTCTATACCGTTGGTCTCGTTTGAAACTACTGAACTGCTCTCACTTGGCATCTGTGCTGACAGTGTGCTGTGTCTTAAGCCATGTTTAGCAATATCTTTTCTTAAACTTTCCCATGCCATTCTCTGTTTGTGTGGTACGATCTTGTCCACATCTTTTTTGTAGTGATCTATTGGCAGTAGACCATCTGCATATTTTGTTCTGTCAAATGCTTCGCACTTGCCTTTTTCTTTTGCAAGATTGTTACTTGCTCTTAACAAATGGTATTGGAATGCTTCTGAAAGTCTATCAACTAGATCCCATGCCTTTGGATCAGAATACTTAACACCATTTTTTGCTAGATAGTGTGCCAGCCCAATGTAACCAACTCCTAGGCTTCTTCTTCTCTTTGTGCTGACTTCTGCCGCTTTAACAGGATAGTCTTGATAATCTATAATCTGTTCCAGTGCTCTAACAGTCAGGTCACATATGCTTTCTAGTTCACCCAGGTCATTCAATCCACCAACGTTGACTGCTGAAAGAATGCATAGTGCAATCTCTCCTTGGTCATCATGTATGTCCTGTATGGGTGTAGTAGGTAGTGTAATCTCTTGACACAGATTGCTCATTGACACTTTGTCTTTGAATGAACTGTGTGAGTTACAGTGATCCAAGTTCATTATGTAGATACGTCCTGTTTCTGCTCTCTCTTTTAATAGGTCTCCAAACAGATCCTGTGCTGGAACTGTTTTCTTTGGAATTGTTTTGTCTGCTTCATACTTCAAGTACAAGTCATCAAAGTCTTCTGTACCAAATGCATCATACAGTCCTGGTGCTTGGTGCGGTGATATTAATGTGATATCTTCCTCGTTCATGAATCTCTCATAAAACAGTTTTGAAATTTGTATAGAGTAATCTAATTTTCTTACTCTGTTGTCCTCTGTACCTTTGTTGTTTTTAAGTACAAGAATGTCTTCTATCTCTGGGTGCCATATTGGAAAGTGGACAGTTGCACTACCACCCCTCACACCATTCTGGGTGCAACATCTCACAGTTGCCTCGAACTTCTTAAGGAACGGAACCACACCTGTGTGTTGAACCTCTCCACCTCTGATTCTGCTGTTGATACCTCTGATACGTCCTGCATTGATTCCTATGCCTGCTCTTCTGGCAACGTACAATCCTATTGCCATGTCGCTTGAGAATATGCTAGACAGTGTGTCGTCAGTGTCCACTAGAACGCAAGAAGCAAATTGTCTTATAGGAGTTCTTACTCCTGCCATTACTGGCGTTGGAATGTTTATCTTGTGTTGTGATATTGCATCATAGTATTTCTTAACATAACTTAATCTTGTCTTCGCTGGATACTCTGCGAACAGTGTGGCCGCAATCATCATGTACATGTCTTGTGGAGTTTCATATATTGCTCCTGAACTTCTGTCTTGTACAAGGTACTTGTCACATATCTGTCTTAGGCCTGCGTATGTAAATTTAAGATCTCTTTCTCTTTTGATCCATGTGTTAAACTTTTTAATTTCTGTCTTGGTATATTTCTCTACAATACCTTTGTCATACACACCTAACTTAACATTTCTTAAAATCAACTTTAATAATGGAATGTATTCGTACTGTCCGTGTGCTTCTTTTCTAATATCATAAGAAAGTAGTCTTGCCGCGGCATACTGATAGTTGGGTGCTTCTAAACTTATTAGATCGTTTGCTGAACGCACTAAAACATTCTGTATATCTTTGGTGCTCATGCCATCATAAAACTGAATGTTGGCGTTCATTTCTATTTGTGATGAACTAACTCCTGTGAGTCCTTCGCAGGCTTCTTCAACCACAAAGTGAATTTTGTTAATGTCTAAGGATTCTTGACGACCATCTCTTTTCTGTACCTGTATCGTGGAAGAATTTGTCGTCGGCATTATATTTTTTGTAATTTTTATTTTTGATTTTGTTTTTTGTATGTCCATATTTATCTAAATCTGTGTTTATATCTTTTTTTACTAATTTCGTGTCCAACGTCTACGGTTAAAACTAGTAGGTCGTTTTGCATTTTTATAATGTACTAATATTATAACAAAAAAACATTTTTGTCTAGTGAATTAAAAAAATTATGTGGACAACTTAAGGTATTATGCTAGTATTGTTGTTTGGTAATCAATAGTTGCGGCTGTACCAGTACTGGTAGTCGCATATTTTAGAGTAACTGTTTCACTTCCTACTGTGCTATCTTTGGGGTCAAGCACTGCTGTTAGGTCCACTCCAACATCTGCTCCGCTTTCAGTGTATGTATCATCATAGTTTACACCATTAGTTGATGCACTTATGATTAGTTCACCTGTTCTGTCCAGTGTCCCTCTAACAATCTTGTAAGTTATTTTTAAACCTTTTCCTGCTAGTGCTGGATATTCGTTTATTGTAGTGGCCGATTGATTGTCTGCTAAAGTCTGTGATTTAATTGCTTTGGTTGTGATTCCGATACCTTGTAATTCTGGAGCGGCATTTAGTTCTGAACTATTGTCAGCACGTCTTAGATCTGTTCTTTCAAAAAAGTCTAGTAGTGATGTACATTCATCACCGTCAAATTGTATAATTGGAACTTCTCTGATTGAACCAATACCTTCATTGTTGTTGGCTACATCTTTAGCATACCAGTTACCAGTTGACAGAACATTTCTTGGATACACTGATCCAGATGCATTCTTAGACCATATCGCTTGTTGATGTATAGTGCTCCAGCTTGAACCTGAAAATTGTACATCTCTTGGTCCTACTGTTAATCCGTTTGTTGATCCGTCTAGTGTACCGCCAATCAATGCACCGTAGTATGATTCATTAAAATCACAGTTGTTGAATCTTACATTGGTTACATCATAACTTAAATCAACCAGTCTAGCAAATTTTGTAAACTGACATTGATTGAAAACTATTTGTGAACAAGGCAAAGCATTTGTTGATCTAACTGTTACGCCTTTTGAATTTGCTGAGTCAGTACCACCTTGTGCATACGATCCTTCAAATCTGCAGTTGTTAAAATATAATTTTGTTGCATTGTCAATGGACATGCCTGGGTGTGCTACTGTGTTCTTAAAAGTAATTCCCTCTATTTGAATCTGTGTTGGTGTTGTTGCTCCACTGTTACCTATGCTACCATAAACTTGTCCATCATCGTCTATGGTTACTGCAACTGCTCCTGACCCTGAATTTCTTATTACTGTTTTGTCTGGGCCTTCTCCAACCAAATGTGCGTGTGGTGGAATTTTAAGACTTGCATTAATTCTGTATATACCTGCAGGAAAAAATAAAACTCTTCTTGCTCTTGTATCATCTTGATCTGTGTCTGAATACAATTCATCTAGTGCTCTTTGAATTGCTAAAACATCTGCTGTTGAGTTATCACCCTTTGCGCCAAAAGCCTTAACTGAAACGTGATCATCTAGTGTGGCTTGTAGAGTTCTAGTAAAGTCTCCACTTGCACCTGTAACGATTGGTGTAGCGTCTCCTAGGTATCCTTTGTACACATAACTTAATGCTCCTGAGAAAGAAGGTGATCCAGATGTAACAATTTCTGTGTTTCCTACTGCTGGTGCACCATCGGCTACTGTGCCGTTACCTATGTATAATCTTTGTGTGTCAACAGACCAACCTAATTCTCCAGCCGCTAGTTGCGGTAGATCGGTTGCTTTTCCACGTCTGTGTTGTATTCTTGATATCTGTACTATTGGCATATAACACTTATTTATTACGAGTATTGTAGTTCGTTAAATAGGTATATGCCACAGCATATAGTAACAAACGGGTGTTCTTTTACACAAGAATTACACCTTAACAAAGAAGACAGATGGACCACAAAAATTGGCGCCGTTGAAAATTTAGCACTGGGTGGCGGATCCAACGAACGAATATTTTATACGACCATAGAATATCTGAATGCACACAAACCAGATGTGTTGGTTATAGGGTGGACAGACCCAGATAGATTCATGTTGCCCAACAGCAACGGATCAAGAGTGGTGGTAACTCCTGTGCATACATTTGATGAAAACGGTAGTGGTAATTGTGACGAGCATTCTAAGTTTTATTACAAGCATTGTCACAACGAATTTGTAAACTTTAAAAACACTTTGCAGTACATGATTCATTTGCAAGAATATTGCAAAGCAAAACAGATTAAATTGTTGTACTTCAAATCATTTTTTAGAACAATAGATGACACTTATCTAACCGGATTGGCTAGAAATGCTTTTATGTCACATGAGAACAAAGACATTGAACGTATGGGCATACAAGCAAACACAAATGATTTAAAGAATCTCATATCCAAACTTGATACAGCTATTTGGATTAAAGAACTTTGGTATTCCATGGAAGGACACTGCAAAGATTTTCCAGTGCATGACTTGATTCATCCAGGTATTGAAGGATCTAATGTTTGGGCAGAGTTTGTTAAAAAATATCTATAATACTAGTTTGTAATATTCTTCTAATTTTGCATACCACTTGCCTACCCACATATCGTAATTTTCTATTTCAAATGATTGAAACTCATTAGCCTGTGTACATATAAACATACGTCCACTTTTTATTTGTGTGTCATACTGCTTGTTGTGTGCTTCTGAATATGCCACCAGTTGAAGGTAATAATCTTCCACCCATTCTTTCTTCTTGAGTCTACGTGACTGCTTAAAGTCCATTATGGCAGGTTGTCCTTTGTATACTCCGACAAGGTCTGTTGTACCTGCGTACAGTTCTGGATAATATAACGATACTTCTGATCCCCACACTTCACTAACATCCTTAAGTCCGTTGTCTATGATGACATTGGCCATTGTGTGTGCTTTCTGCTGTATGAGATTTGATCCAGGCGTTCTATCAATACCCTTAACATGTTTCTCTAGTGAGTTGTGCATCACTGTCCCTATGTTTGCCGACTCTGTTGTGATCTGTTGTGCCTTCTCCACACCAATTCTCTTACGCCATGCATGTAAGAACGTCATGTCTTTGGTTGCACTCAACACAGTTGTCACACTGGGCACTTGCCTGCCGTCTGGAGTTTCGTAGTGTCGTTTGTGATTCTTGGTAACTCTCGACATTTCTCCGTACGGGTATTTTTGTATGTAGGTAATGCCTTTATCGTTTAAAACTTCTTTGGGTATCTTCATAAGCATAATTATATACGAATGGGCATATCAAAGCAACCACCAAAACTGTTTCCAATTACCAAGGGTTTACCTTGTCAGTTGAAATGGACACACAGCACAGTCTATTTGACTGATGGAGTCAGTGCGAGTTGCCACAGGGTAATGGGTGATCCATTAGAAGTGCGTAATGGAGAACTTAACTTCCACAACATACCAGCCAAGCTAGAAGCAAGACGCAAGATGTTGAAAGGCGAGTGGCCAGGCAGGGGGTGTGAACACTGCAAACACATAGAAGAAGCAGGTGGAAGATCAGACAGACACACTCATTTAAAATTAGAAGGCACCACAGCACCACCTGAACTAGACACAGATCTAGAAGCAGTGGATGTTACTCCAAGACAGCTAGAAGTGTATTGGGGAAACACTTGTCAACAGGCATGTATATACTGCGGAGCTCATTACAGCTCAACCATACAGCAGGAAGAAAAAAGATTTGGAGATTTTAAAAAAGAGGGTGTAAAAATAAATGATTGGTGGAAGAAAAATCCTAAGATAGAAGAGCATACAGAATTACTGTTCAAATGGTTTGAAAATCATTTACAAGATTTACACAAGATATTTGTCATGGGTGGAGAACCATTCCTACAGAAGGAAACATTTAGGTTTATAGAGTTCCTAGAGAAAGGTAACTATCCTGATCTTACCCTTGTTTTCTTTAGCAATCATAACATAGAACATGAACGATTTAAAAAGTGGATGGACAGGTTAGATGTATTACAGAAGTCTGGAAGGCTGGACAAGATACAGATATTCTTCAGCTGTGATGCACTGGGTCCAGAGGGTGAGTATGTGCGTACTGGGTTGGATTTAAATGTGGCACTAAAAAACTTTGAATACATTTTACACAACACATCATTTGAACAAGGTATTAACAGTGCTCTAACAGTAACAGCAGTTCCGGGCATGCCTGCTATGGTCAGGTACATAAATGAATGTAGCAAGATCAAACCCATCTATTGGAGCATGATGAAAGCCAACCAACATGAGATAGGTCCTAGGGAATACATGTACCCTGGAATATTTGGCAAGAAGATCAACGACTGGGGACTGCGTGAAGCAGTTGAGCTGTTTGACACAACCTCCCATGGACATCCTGATTCAGTGAAAGTAATTTACAAAAATTATATGCAGAGCATTATGCAAGAGTTTGACCAAAGAGAACCTAGCCCAAAACGACAAAAACAATTTAAGATATATCTAGACGAATTAGATCGTAGAAGATCTACCAAATGGGCAACCATTTATCCCCAAATATTTGATATCGTAAAAGACTTGTAATTATTTTCTTCTGTTCATTGCAGACTTGGCCATTTTCTTAACTACATCTGTTGAACCTTGATTGTCAAAGTCCATTGATGGATCTGCGTCTGCTTCTTGATCTGTTTTGATTACTATTTTGTCGTTGTCAAAATCAGCAACAACATTTTTTAAGTCACCGTCTCCATCATACATGCTCTTGAATACATCGTAATTGAATGCTGGATAACCTGTGTTTGCCATAACACTCTTTACAGCATCCATGCTTATCTCTGATGATGAGTCTCTGTCATCTGCATCACCTTTCATGTTCATAAGAACATTTATTAGTGCGGATTCTAAATCTTTGTTTTGGAATTCGAAAAACCTCACAGGACTACTTCCCTGCTAGTTTGCTGTACAGTCTGTTTGAAGTTTCAAACACTTCTTTGGATTCTCTTGTTTCTCTGCCTTCAGGATCTGATCCACCTGCTTCTGCATCAGAGGCGCCAAACTCATCTGTCTCTGGTGCTTCGAGATCATCTAAGCCTGCGTCTGTGTCATCCATGTCCATCGTGTCATCGGCGCCCATAGGGTCTGAAGCTACTTCTTCTCCGGTCAATATTCTTACACCGTTGTCTAGCTCTTGTCTAGTTGTCGTTAAAACAGCTTCCGCTTGTTCAATCGCTGGTTGGATTTTGTTTAAAAATGCGTCTGCCTTCTCGGCACCCATTTCGTCTCTGATTCTGTCTACTAGTTCTAATGCACCTTCTGTTTTCATTGATGCTAGATCTTCTAAGTAACCTGTAACTTTGTCCATCATGTCCTTAGCCGCTAGTATTAATTCTGATTGTTCTTCAACACCTTCTTTTACTTCTGTTTCTTTAGTAACTATTCCGCCTATGATCTCTTTCTTCTCTTTGTCATCTAGGCTTGTAACTTTTTGTATTTTTTGCACCATCTTGCCTGTCATAGGATCTGTTTTCATTCCACCATACTCAGCAAGTTTTCTCTGTGACACTTCCTGATTAATAATGTCCAACATCATTTGATTCTTTTGATAGTTGTTGTCTTTAAGCTCTTGTCCAAAGTGTGTGTTTTGTGTAATTTCGTGTATCTTTGTTCTTACATGATTTGCGTAATCTTGTAATTCTTCTTCGTTAAATTTTGATAAGTCCATAGTTTGGTTGAATCTAGATTCAAACTCATTTAATAAGGACTCTGTTGTTAAAGGTTTTGTAAGTTCTAAGCTCTTCATAGTGTTATTTATATTTATCCTCCAAACGTATCGTTAAAAATTTGCTGTATTTTGTCTTTACAATCGTCTGCTAGGTGGTTTGCTGTGTCTAAACGGTCATAATACACATCTTCTTGTGTTACGTTATCTTCTTTTTGTGCTTCTCTTATCATACGTTTAGCACTCTGTATGTTGAACAGTTGCGATGCAAATTTAGTATCCAGTTCTAGTATGTTGTAAGGAATGTTCTCACCGTCTGCTAGATGATGTGCTACCATTATGGCAGTTTGTTTAAGATTAATATCTTCGTGCAGTATCTTTGCTTCCATCATGTCTGCTATCACATACACATATCTAGTGCCAGTCCATTTCTTGGGTACAATGGCTATGTTGCCTATGAGGATACCTTTAGAGAACTGTTTGGGTAAGTGTCGGAACGGTCTTCTTGCTTCTTCTTTGTGTACTAGGTCCGCAAGTTTGTCCTTGAGACCGTAAGCCTCTATCTGTCGTACTAGTTCGCTGAATGGTTTATGTTTACTTTTTTTTGGCATTGTTCACAAATCTTATACGTCTATTTAAAGCATATTGCATGTCGGTGTCAAGTTTCTTTCTAACAAAGATTGCTTTGTCAGATAACTTCTTGGCTCTGTCAACATCTTCAGCTGGTAATTGGCTTGCTCTAAATGACTCTTGTGAATGTGTTTGAATAAATTTTACGTCGTCCTCTGAGACATATACGTTGACCCGAGGTGCTATTTGTATGAACATATGTTATATATATTGTATTTGGTAATTTAACTTGGATTAGCTAGGCATTTTCATCAGGATCACTACCACTATCGATAATAAACTTGCAACCACTGTGCCTGCTGTGGCTATGATTGTCTTCTGACTGCTTTTGTGACTGGTGCCCATCTCTTCATTCATTTTGGCCAGTCTGATTTCTATCGCACTTAATCTGTCGTGTAACCCTTTGTATCTCTCTGAACAAAGGTCCACGTGTGCTTCTAGGTTTTGTTTTTCTAGTTCTGTTGTGTGTCCACTCATAAATTCTTTTAATTCTGTTTTGAGGTACCGTACCTCCGTTAGTATCGCCTTGACGTCTGCCTGTTCCATGCCTATGTGTGCCTTAGTTTGTTTGTGTCTTGTTGCCTAATGTATGCTATTATTTATCTTGATATCCAGCATAGGAAAAGTACGTGTTTATTGTCTTGAGATTCTCTGTGTCAAATGTGGATAATGGAAATGTTGTGGTCTCTTTGCAGAAACTTACGATAGGCACATTGTGGAAATCGCTGATCAATGACGAAGTCATCATGTCGTCATCTCCATATACTCCTGATTGTTCTGTAAAGAACTGGAAGTGCCAAGTGTTATGTTTTCCCTCATAGAAGCTACCAAAGTTGCTGTTACCTAGTGTGTCGTTAACTCTTTTAGGTGGTACTTCCCACGTGATGTTTGCTCTCATCTGTAATAATTGTAGTAGGGTGTTGAAGTTTGAATTTTGATTACGTGCTATGGCTAATGAGTGCTTGTCGTGTATCACTTCGTCTGCAGTTGTCTTGAATGGAAACTGTTGTTTTAGATTACCATTGTCTGTGATATCAACCAGGGTGTGAATTCTGTACTCGTACATATGTGTTTTCAATATTTAAGTCGTAAAAAAAGGGTGAACAAATTAATGTCCACCCTTTTAAATGTCTTACGTAAAAACTTATTAATTGCTATTATTATACAGCGATTGTTAAAGTTTTTGCAGTTACCGTTGCCGCTGAAACGTCCACTGAATCGTGTGTTCCTAACGCTCTGATGTCTGCTTGTAAAGTAGCTACTACTACTGAGTCAGTACCTTCAGTTATGAAAGTTTGCTCTGTGTTTGAGTTACCTAATGGTCCTGCCGCGATGATCGTTGCTGTTTGCATGATTGAATCAAGAACTGCTTTTTGAACACCTAATGGTCCTGCTGAACCGTTTACTGCGTTGATGTAATCAACTGTGAATAATTGGATATCTTTACCAATCATTTGTGCTGGTACTGTTGTTGCTACCGGGTTTACTTTAGTTGTCATGTTTAAATCCTCCTTTTATCTGATTAAAATGACTTTGATCACACTCTGTAATCAAGTTGCAAGTATTTATAAATTATTTTGGTAAATTATGCTGTAATATTACTATTTTGTCCACACTTCGTCACTTCTAACACGTGAACGGCAATTATAACCGAGATTGATCAGTATTTGCCGACATTCTCCAACTATATGTGGTCTCTTACGTTCCTTCATCTCTATGTTGATCACAGGATTGTTTTTCCTTATAGTTTCTTGTGCACCTTGGAGCACAGGAACCTCAAATCCATCCACGTCAATTTTGATGTAGTCGACATCTGTTAGATTGAAACTGTCCAGTGTCCTACATTCTATGTCGCCTTCTCCCTCTTTCAGCACTGTGGAGTTGAAGTCCTGCTGTGCAGTGTGTTCCTTGTCTGACAGACCATAAGGCCACAATGTCACATTTGATTCTGTGATGTTCTTGTTGAAACACTCTCTGAAGTTAGGGTTGGGTTCGAAGCAGATGACCTGTTGGAATTTCTCAGCCAATGGTCTAGTCCACTGTCCCACGTTGGCGCCTACGTCTATGGCGTTCCTCCATTGTTTCACATGTCCAAGACTGTTGTTTCGTTGGGCCAATTGGCCATTACCTGCCTGTTCTAAGAAAGTAGGTTCAGTGTGTTGTCCGTACAATACCCAAAAGCTATTGTTCATATGTTCTAGGATAGTTCTTTGAATTTACGTTGTATGTCTGTGTTTGGTAATTTGACTTGTAGCAGTTGTTTTAATTTGGCCAATGTTTGTGCTTGTTGTCTAGAATCTAAACTGTTGTAATTGGCCACAGCTCTTCTCAAATTTCTAAAATTAGCATCACGGATACCAAGTGCTGTCTCTAACTGTGTCAGTACCTTATAGTGGCTCTCATACGTTCTTAGGTACCTTCTTAATGCCATTATTGGCACAGGTTGTCTCTGCCTCATGGCCTGTGCTTGATTTTTATTTTTTAATTTTTTGGTAATCTCTGGATCACCTGCCACAATGGCCAACATGTTTGCTAGGTCATTGTTTACCATTCTCACTTGATCGAATGTTCCTTTTTGCATGGTCTGAGCAGAGTATGATTTTACAAATGATTTGCTGTCATCTCTTTGACTCATTAATCCTAAAGCAAGAAAACTAAGATATATTCGTTCTGTTACATCATGAAATGTGAATCTACCCAAGTCACTATGTCGTCTAATAACTTTGGCTTCAGATACATACTTTAAAAAAGGTGTTAACATACACGTATTTATAGAACAGATGCAACGTAATTTTATTCTCACAGACCTAATGAAGACCGGAGAGAATGCTCTGTACGAGCAGTTTATCAATATGCACAGTCTTAATGATCAAACGTTTGATTGTACATCAGAATACTATATGCTACAACACTATGATTTAGATTCATATGATAGGAAATTTGCCATCATAGACAGATCAAAGAGGGGAGAACAGCACCCATCACACAACACAGAATATAGACAAGAGTTGGAACGTAGAAAAGTATTATTACACAGTCAAGGGTTTAAATTCATACTCGCAACACCATGGGAGTCCAAAGAAAATATAGATGCACTTACTTTGTGGCCTAAACAAACAAACGAGATATTGTGGTCAGGCGGAGTATCTTGGTTTTGGTTTTACATGTATAACAAGCACAAGGACAGCAAGTTTAATTTTGATCACTCTAACAAAAAATATGACTTCTTGTATCTAAACAAACAACCTAGAGATCATAGGGTAAAACTTTATGAAAAAATGTTAGACAAGGGCGTACTAGAAAATAGTTTGTACACCAATTGGCCAAAGAGAAAACTGCCCACAGACTATGAACTGCCATGGGCACAAGACTATCCACAGTATGGCATGGACCAAGACATATTCGAGAAGCCGTACAACGATACTGCATGTAGCATTGTGTCAGAGACCAATGACAACGATCATGAGGTGTTTATGACAGAAAAAATTTGGAAACCTATAATAGCTCAACAGTTTTTTGTAGTGCATGGCAATTACCTATATCTGCAGAAGTTAAAAGAAATGGGCTTTAAGACTTTCAACAACTACTTTGAAGAAGCATACGACTTAGACAGAGATCCAAGTATGAGAATTGATACCATTGTTGATGTGTGTGATAGGTTACGTGATGCTCAATGGAAGGACATGTATCTGCGAAGCCAATCACTGCGACAGTACAACTTTGATACATTTTTTAATAAAGAGAAGTTGGGTACAGAAATTAATAATACTTTGAATCTATTTCTTGAATTTGCTGACAGCAGTCAAGTTTCTTCTTGAGAATCCTAATCTATCCACCAGTTTAACAGCACTACCTGATTTATCCACAGCAACAAAACCTTCTGGCTCTGTCACTTCTAATCCACCATCTGTTTGTGAGAACGATCCGATAGCCATTGCTTGATTCATTTTCTTTAAAACAAATGCTTTCATCTGTTGTACTGCTTTGTAGAATGTCATCATAGCCTGTAATGGTTTCTTTGCTTTGCTTAAGAACACAGGCATCTGTTTCATTTTATCCTGTCTCGATTGTAAAGCCTTTTGTGCTTTTAGTCCTGTCATCTGTTGTTGCATTCTATCTGTATAAAACTTTCTAAATCCTAATAAGAATTGATTAACATTGTTAGGTAGCTCGCCTTGTTTAACCATTGCGTTTATGTACATCTGGAACATGGGCACAAAGTCTGTGTTCTGTCCTAACACACTTGATAAGTTCTGTGGCACACCATTCAATAAGGTTTCTAATTTTTCAATGCTGTTGTAAAACTGTTTTGTCTCGTCGTCGGTAAATTTAGCACTGCCCGATACATCTCTGTATGTGGCATTGTCAAAGAACACATCATTGCTTTTGGTGAATGAACTTACATCTGCTCCACCTGATGCTGTCATGTCTGCTAGTGTTTCGCCGTTGTATGTTGTGTGGAATATGATTCCTATTTTGGCTCTGTCTATCTGTTTGCCTAGGTCACCACCTTCTGGCACTGCGTATGTTATTGTGTTTGGTGTGAATGTTATGTGGGGCTTACTCTCAATGTTCTTTCTAGTGATGTCTTCGTCTCTGAATAACATGTCACCTTGGACCACACCTTGTATGTTTAATTTCTTTAGATGCACTAGACACTTCAACAGTTTCTGTCCCAGTTCGTCTGTGCCGTGATTGTTTGCTATGTCTTTCTTTGTGTAGTTTATCTTGGCCGCTTTTGCGAACACTGACTTTGTTCCTACGAAGAACTTGCCGTTGTCTGGGTTAGTCCCACAAACCACAGCAGGAGCACCATCCCACTTGACTGTGACACTCATTGCTTCTGAACTTGATCCTTTAAGTGTTAGCAGTAGTCCTCTGAAGTACTCTATAACTGCTTTGCCACCTTCATAACCGTCAGTGACCACTATGTCCTCTATGTGTTCGAGGTGTGTTCTTTTAAATTCTGTTAGTACATCTTCTATAAGCATATCAATATTTATGGTAATAATTTAAACTTAGATTCAACCTGTTGTCTGTTTAAATCATATGTTTTTCCATGCAGTGCAAGAGCAAGGCCTTTGTGAACATCATCATCTAGATTTAAAGGTGTGTCTATGTTATTTTTAATATCCTGCCAATAACCCAGTATTTTTGATTGGCTTGCTAACCACTTGTCATGTTCTTCCACTGTGTAATTGTACCCTATCTTTTTGAATTCGTCAACCGTGGCCTGTGAACTCTCATACATTACGGACCAATTGAACACTTTGGTAATTTTTGGTATTGTTTTAATTTCAGTGAAGTTATCATCATACAGTTTGTACATCCACTCTGCCACAGCAGATGCTATGGGTATTTTGCTGTTGTTTTTCCAAAGGTCAGTTTGCCATTCAATCCAAGAATCTCTCCAGCCATACTGAACTTCTGGTTCCTCGCCCAACTGTGCTAGGTTTTTGTGAAACCAATTTAGCAACAACACCTCACGATATTTGTCTATATTATTTTGTATGACTATATCGTCTTCTCTTATCATACCTTTGACATTGTTATAATTTTCTGTTATGACAACTTTTGTATTATCATTCTTCTTTGCTATGTGTAAAAAATTTATTATTTCATGATCCTCGGAGTGTGTACCTTTGTCATGATATGTTGTCATTCCGTCTAGGATTGTTCCTACAAGTTTTAAGCATATGTAACTGTTGTTTCCGCCTGACGGTGCTATAAAATATATCATGATATATAATCTTCCCTATCTCCTTCACGCACAAGATCCACAGAACAACAGTGCAACCCACCATCCCAAAAATATCTGTGCCTCAATGGTACTATGATAGGTTCTACTTTGTGTTTCTTCAAGAAGTCAAACACTTCTTTGTTGTATGATGATACCAGCATACACTCTTCAGATACACCAAGTGTGTTTATGTCAAACACTGTTTCTGCACAATAGCCAACCCAGTGATCGCACCAGTCGTTAATAAATTTATGCAGTTGTGGATTATCTTGCTCTCCGTCGATCCACCATCTACCATTAATCATATTCTTTTCCTGCGTCCATTTTGATTTGCTTAAGAGTATCGACCCCTGTTCACCTAGTTCTAGTCTATCCCATTTTGCAAGTAATTCTTTTTCCTGTGGAGGAGACTTTCCTACCCTCATGAATGCTCCTGGTTTAATAAAACTTATGATGCCGTCTGTGTGTCCTACTTCGTCTGTTTGTACTATTTCGTAGCCTTGCTGTTTCCATTTGTCTACTATATGATTGAACATGGGTCTGTCTGGATGTACAAACCCTTCTTCGCCGTCTGCAGGCATAATGATATGTTTGCCTAGTTTGATGCTGTTAGCCCCAGATATTAATTCATGTCCTTCGAAGGATGCACCACCTGGACCATACACCTCATTAAACAAATCTACAAGACAGTCTTCGTGTACAAAGTCTTTCATGTAATCATACACACCGTTGGTGTTTTGTTGATAACAGGTGTTACCTATTGTTAAAAATATATCACGTGGCTGTAAAGGCACATGAGGTACCTCATCTTTGTTTGTGAGTGTTTCTTTTTGCAATGGTGCAGGCTGAAACACTTTAACTCCTAGACTTTCTAATACTCTTTTAAACTCTGCCATGTCTTCGTTTGTTTCACGAAGTATCTTTTGCATGGGTGCTTTTATTTTTTCTTCAGTGATCCAATCAAACACATCCTCTGACAGGCTTTGTCCTATTGCTACTGCTGTAAGTTTTTGGAATGGTGAGTGTGTCGAGACCTTTATCTTTTCAGACATTAGTCCTCTTTGTATTCGCCGTCTTTGATTTTTAGTACGTTTTCTTTGACGTCTTTGTTCTCTTTGATACGTGCAACACCTCTGCTGAACTTGGATGCATCCATATTTTTTATTGCACTGTTGAATCTTTTTTCTAGTTTAAATGCTGTGTCTTGGTCAAAGTTTTCTCTGATGTATGTAAGCAGTCTAATCGCTGACTCAAGTATGTGTGAGGCTCTGCTTTCAACCACATCTTCTTTGTCACGTTTAAGTGGCATTGAACTTAATTCTTCTAATAAACTTTTGGTACGTTTTTGCATATATGGTATTTACTTCTCGTAACTCATCATTTAACTTTCCTGTAAACGAAATATTTACGTTTATTGCTGTCGTCCTTTATATCCAGTACTTTTAAGTTGAACATTCCTGCTAATTCTATAATAAATGGCACATTCCAAGCATAGAATTCTATCCATTTAGCTTCTGGCTTGTCGTGTTGTATTCCAGGATTTACTCTAAAGATGATCATGCCGTCTTCTTCTAACATATTAACACATTTAGATACTTCTGCAATAATTTTATTCTGTCCACCAAAGTTTATAGATCCAAGTGCAAGTATAACATCAAATTTTTCCATGGGTCTAAAGTCCAATAGATCTATTTGAAAGTCTGCATGATGATTATAAGGATCTAATCCTATAAGATTGTGTATTTTACCTTTGAATTCATTTGCTCCGCATCCAACATCAAGCACTGCTCTAGGATTAAGATCGTTCACTTGGTCTATTAATTGCAGTCCGGAGTGTTTCCACTTCTTCATGTCGGTCGGCCAGTGGTGAGCAAAATATCTGTGTAGACATTCTCTATCGATGTCTAGTGTATAATCAACAATAGTGTTGTGCGTTTTATCTAATGTTACATCAAATGTTTCTTTAATTAATTCACTTGTTATCTTAGACACATCGTTATTAGTTTTGGCTACTAATTCAGCAAAGATTTTCCTATTCATAAAATATATTATATAGTATTGTTGGTATTATTTCAAATCTTTTTTTTGATAGGTTTAGATAATATCTCTCTGGTCTGGTCTGACATAACACCTGTGATTACCAACATGGGTCTGGGCTTGTTGCTGGAGTTGGCTGTTGAGTGTGGCAGGTTCTGCCAGTCGAACTTATGTATATCACCTGTTCGCCATCTGTCGAACTGTTCGTTACCATACATTATGAATTGTCCTGGTTCCCAATCCTGCAACATTACCATTATACGAACAACATTGTTTGGATCAGCGTCTAGATCATACAGTTTGTCTATGTGCATGTTCAGTACCTCTCCTGTGAACTGTATATGCAGTTTGGATTTTGTTGTGGTTAATGCAAAGAAGTCTGTCATTCTTTGCAGTGTTGGACATTTGGTGAAGTCTGCCAGTCCTCTGTATATGGTCATCTTGGGATCTGCGCCTGCTGTCTTAAGATCATTCTCTTCTGCTTCTACATTGACATTGACATTTTCTCTACCTGTACCTTCTCTACGGTTGGCCCAGTTGAGAGGTTTGCCATCTTCTATCACTGCTTGTAGTTCTGTTTGCCACCCACCTGTAAACTTGCCCAAGTGTTCCACACAGTCTGTGTCCTTGTGCCACTTGTTAAAGTGATAGTTGCTTCTTGCTTTTGCTTCTTCCCAATTACTTGTAGACATAAACTTGTATTCCTTTTGGTTCGTATTCGTGGAAGTTTTGGTGTTCACCTTTTGGAGATGCCATATTAAGAGTTTTACATAATTCGATATTGTTCTTTACACTTGTTACTCGGTCTTTGTTTGTGTGCATAAAATTCATAATGTCTTTGTTCTCTTCTTGTATATGATACCACATTTTATCTAAGTTCTCAAAGTGTTGATAGTTGGGATAGGTAATACTAAACTCGCCACACAGTTTCCACCATTCCATGCACTCATGATCATTTCTGTAAACCATTATGATTGGATAGCCTAGATCTTTAAGATTGTCTAATTGATGTGCAAATGTATGAGCTTTGATAATTCTTTTGCCTATTCCACTAAATGGTTTGTCCCATTCTTCTATGTTGCAATCAAACTCCATACCCGGATCCCAATAGGCTCCTGTGTGCATCAACTGTTTGCTACCTGGTGTGTCGGCATCGTGCCAGTAGGTTCTTTGTTCCGTGTAATCTGTTTGGTCCACATCTGCAGAACGGTGTATGTTTTTAAACACACTGCTCCATTTCGACCCAGGAGCACCTGTCATTAAGATGTATGTCATTTGGTATGTATATCTAGTTTGTGTTTTGAATTTTTTGTTGTGTTGTTTATAAAGTCCCAAGTCTTGTCTGTGGTTCTGCCTGTGTATTGCAAGATGTATCTAGTGTCCCAACCCATGTTTGCTGTGCCATGAGGGAAGTCTTGCCAATGCCAGCTGATTACATCACCTGCTTTCCAATGCGTGTGTACTGCTGTGCCTTGGTGCCATATTTGTCCCATGCTCCAGTCATTCAAGAATACTACAAACCTATGCACTTTCTTTGCATCAACATCATAGTCCATTTCTTGTAATGAGTTCTGTCTGTCTAGTCTTGCGGCAAAGTTGTCCATGTGCATATGCAGTACTTGTCCACATACCTGAGAATGTAATTTAAGTTCGTAATCATATAATCCAAACAGTCCTTCTGCAAGTGCTATCGCTTTTGGATCAGTGAACATGTTTGCTCTGCCATAAATCTTTCCTTCTGGGTCTCCACCTGATCTCACTATATCATAAACTTCTTGATCTATTGCATAGTTGCCGCCTACACTTTTGTTTCTATTTGCCCAATGTACAGAATTATCTAATGCCTTGTCGCCATACGTGTTGACAAAATAATCACAATCCATATTAATATTACCATGGAACATTAATACATCTTCTATGTTATCTTTGATTGACCAATCGTAATGATACGCACCTCTTTCCATGCTTCGTTTTTTTTCATAGTCCCAACGACTTTTACCATACTCTAAAGTTCCACCTGTGGTCTTAGCAGTAACATCTGTGTTCTCTTTTAATTTTAATATTGCTTGGTCTGAATCTTGTAAATCTTCGTCTATTTTCTTAAGTGTGTTTTTTGAATAATCTTTAGTGTGTTCCATGCTGATATTTAAGTCGTAAAAAAAGGGCAAGTAAATTAATACTCGCCCTTTAATATTAATAATTTAAATTATTATGCGTATACCGCCATTAACTTCGCACTTTCTTCAAGTGTTCCAGTTTTAGAAGATGTAATTGCAAATAAGTCTTTTCTAAAGTTATTGATTACTGCATTGATCTCGTCTTGAGCTTCTTGTGTAGTACACAGTTTCTCAAGTTCCATTCTACCTAAAGTAGCGTGGAAAGTCTCGTCTTTGGCAATTTTAGCATATCTAGAAGAGATAAATTTATCTTCTATAACTTCAGCCATCATTCCCCAGTTTCTTGCCGCTCTGCCTTCCGCTAATAATTGGTATAACCCTAACATTAGTGGATTGTTGTTGCAGTTGTACTTTTTGATCATTGCCGCACCTTTTTGCTCCAATCTTGATGCATGAGCTTCAACAGCCTTTTGCATGTCAAGTTTTTCACCTGATAGGTACTCAACTACTTCTTTAACAAATTGAAAGTGCTTCGCTTCGTCGAGTGCTTGTTTCGAAAGAAGGATTAATTTCTCAGGATCAGTTCCTGGCGCCGCCGCCGCTACTTCTCTTGAAATTTCTTCCATGTTCATTCTTTCGTTAACCATACGACCAGTAAAGTTGTCAATCAACTCGTCCTTGTCTGTTACGTTCTCGTAGTAGTGCTTGATCTGTAACTCAGACGCTCTAAAGAGTGACTCATTCTCAGACTCAAGTTTTGCTACAAATTCTTTTGATGTTAACATATGTTTCTCCGTTTGTTTTTCTTTTATAAAAGTATAGATATTTATCCTATGCCCACCTGTACAAGTAAATAGTGGTAATGAAAATACTGATCAGTCAACTTGAATTCATTCGCCCGCCTAGAAACTTTGTGTTTGATGCATTAGAACGTGCATACTATACACTATTTGAGTCTCACACATTGATACCTGCACCCAACACAGTTAAAGTACCAGATAATGATTATGACTGTCTTGTGTTAACAGGTGGTCCGGACAGTATTGCTAGGAACAAGACGGAGAATTTATTGTTTTATGATGCATTTAATAAAGGTGTGCCTATCATAGGAATATGCCACGGTGCTTTTGCTATTAATGACATCTGTGGAGGAACCCATGGCAAAGTGTCAGGTCATCTTGATCGAGATGTTGTTGTTACAATGGAAGGAAGTGATCATACTGTAAGATGTTATCATACACAATCAATTAAAAAGTTACCCGCTGAATTTGTTGCAATCGCAAATGACCAGAAAGGAAACATAGAAGCATTCAAACATTTGTCACGTCCAATATATGGTATTCTTTGGCATCCCGAACGGATGAAAAATCCTGTACTTCCAAAGGAAGTTAAAAAATTACTTGATTAGTTTTCTACGATATAGCCAAACGTATCTGTGAGGCCATTCTCTAGATTTAAGGGTACCTGACGTGTTGTATTCGATTTCAACACGTTCAACAGTGAAGTCCATCAGTCTTGCAAACTGATCTATTTCTTTTGTTCCCCATTGGAACCATGTCAGTCCCTGGTCATTCTTGTATCCACCTGGTGCACCTCTCATGTAAAGTCTTCCACCCGGCTTCAACCAAGACTTCAGTTTGATCAACATGTTCGCTATGTCATCGTGGTTGCCCCAGTTAACTGATCCCAGTGCAAGTATCACGTCAGCACACTCTGTTTTGAACGGTGCATCAAAGTGTCCACACTTTATGTCTGCTTCTTTAAACACAGGATCATATCCTACGAGATTTTTAATCTTGCCTTTGAGGAAGTTTATTCCACAGCCAGCATCAATTACCAAACTAGGATTTAGTTTGTTGATCTCGTCTACTAG